CTAGTGGTAAATTATATAATCATAATGGAACTTTGAAGTGGGGAACCACCACGTTAGGTAGTGGTGGTGGTGGTATGGATTCATGGTTCTTAAAGGCCGATGGTGAAAGTCCAGGAGTAGAGGTTACTGATGGCGAGGCTTTAAACATAGCAGGTAGTTCAAATATTAGTGTTACGCGTTTTAATCAAAGTATCACTATTGCAGCTACAGGGCTGTCGCTGACAAGTCATAACCACAGTGGTGTGTATGCTACATCGGGCCACAATCACAGCGGTACGTATTATGAAAGCGGTAGCACGATTAGGGCTGCTTCTGGAAGTTCGGGGGCGCCGGGGCTTTCATTTTCTGCCGATACAAACTTAGGTTGGTATAGGTCAGCGGAAAATGTGATGACGTTCACCGCTGGCAACAGTATTCGTTTGCATTTAAGTCAAGATGGCATGTCGAACTGGCCCGGTACGGCAGCCCTTCCATCATATTCCTTCCTAAACGACGCAGACACCGGTATGTGGCAGCCCACAGCCGACACTATTGCTTTCTCTACTGGTCAATACGAGCGTGCGAGGATTGATAGTTCTGGTCGTCTTGGAGTTGCTAAGACTAATCCAAGTTATACGATACATTCTGGTGGAACGATATATGCTACCAACGCACTATATGCTGCTAGTAATTCGTATCATAATGGCGCATGTATGCCGTGGGTTTCAAATTCGTCCAATTTGGGTCACCCAAGTTACTTTTGGGATGATTTTTACCATTCAGGGAGTACTCAGACATCTGATGTGAGTTTGAAGGAAAACATTGAAGATGCAACGTATGGTCTTGATTTCATCAGTACGTTACGTCCTGTTACATATACGAAGAAAACTGGGGGGACTGGAAGGAATGGTCCTAGAACACATCATGGGTTTATTGCTCAGGAGATAGAGACGTTGCTTGGTGATGATGCTGACCATATTGCTTTGTGGGCTGATGGGTATTATCCGGCGGTATCTGCTGAAGAGGACCCTTCTGGCGTTGGTCAAGATGAGGGGCATGTTCAGGGGCTACGTTATGTTGAGTTCATTCCGATCCTCACTAAAGCGATACAGGAATTAGAAGCAAGATTGGCTGCTTTGGAAGCCTAAAAGTGGTATAATGGAGGTACAATGCCAGATTACAACAATTACGACGCGATAAGCTGGTCCTTAGGGACGCCTATAACTGCAGGTAGATTGCAGCAAATGTCAACAAACATTGCTCAGGTCAAGTCTGCGACAGACAAGTACGCCAAAGGGGTTCTGGTTCTGAATGAGCATACGACTCAGATTGACAGTATAGCCAATACTGTTTTACATACTGGTTTAACTACTTCTGCTTATACGATTGCTATCTTGAATAGCGCTTCTGGAAGTGGTAGTACAGATCAGCGTATTACTTTAGAGGCCACTAGATGGTATAAGATATCATTGATTTTGCCTCATATTGTATTAACGGCAGATCATGCTGATAGCAAGTTTACGATCAAGCTTATCAAAACTGTGTCTTCCACTGATACGACTTTGGGCACATTTGAAATTATGAGAACAAACAGCACCGCTGCCGGATCTATGGGAGGCGGTGTGTATAGTACTGTAATTGATACTGGTGCAGGTAGCACAACTCCACATGAGTTTAAAGCTACGATTACACAGTCTGGTAGAAGCGGATCTGCGGCTTATGCTGTTGCAGCGGGAACGGAACTTCCCCTTCAGCTCATGGTGGAAGATGTCGGATCTTCAACGTAGAACTCTAGTTTCTCGTCGTAAAGACTTGAAATGGGGTAACGATGCGCGACAGGGGAAAGGCAATAGCAACTGGCATGGTGGCAAATACTTTGATGATAAAGGATATGTTAGGGTAAGGGTGCCTGATCATCCTTTCGAGGTTCATGGGTATGTTTACGAGCATCGTCTTGTTATTGAGCACGCTATAGGCCGTTATCTCGAGCCTTGGGAATCATGCCATCACATCAATGAGGTAAAAGAAGATAACAGAGTTTCTAACTTATATTTAACTACAGCTTCTGAACATAGCAGTATTCATCGTGAAGGACATACACATACTATGGAACATAAAGATCACATGCGAAAAAAAATGAAAGGCAAGCGTCCAGCGGGCTTTAAAGGAAAATCTAAAAAAATCCCTGAAATGCCGAATGACAACTTGACGGAGTGATACTATGAATGAACCCGATACAGGAGGCGAAATGCAACAATGTGAAGGCGAAGGGTGTGGGATTATGTTCACACCTAATAGTCATAATCAAAAATATGCAGATCCGCGATGTAGAAAGGAACAGGAATATAACATAGTTTGTAGCCATCGGCGTGAATCAAACGATTTTGGTGTTCCCAATAACCCTATGGATGACTTGCAAATTGAAAATGAAGTAGAATTAAAACTTGCTTATACTAAGCTTGTGCAAGAGTATGAGAAGATTAAAACTAAAAAGGACGATCTGTCTGCTGCGGTATACCGTGCAGTTACGGATCAGGTAGATAAGTATCAGGTGCCATCAACGCCTTCGCCTGTAAATGATAGGCGAACTAAAGGTGAAGAGGTAGCTGTAGCTGTTTTGTCTGACTGGCAATTGGCTAAGGTTACACCTGATTATGACTCTTCCACTTGTGAAGAGAGAATTGACAAGTATGCTGATAAAGTTGTTTCTTTGACTGAGATTCAAAGAGCAGATCATCCTGTGAAGGATATTCACGTTTGGGTGCTTGGTGATATTGTTGAGGGAGAATTAATTTTCCCCGGTCAGAGTTTTCTTATTGATGGAGGCTTGTATCGTCAGGTCACTATTGATGGACCTAGAATTATGACATCATTCTTTGATAAGATGTTGGCTAATTTTAGGAATGTTTCTGTCACTGCCGTTATCGGCAATCATGGCGCCATTGGCGGTAGGCAGAGAAAAGATCATGATCCTGAAACTAATGCAGATAGAATGCTTTACAGGATTATGGACCTTGTTTACAAGAATGAAGAAAGGATCACTTTCGACATTCCTGATGGACGAGGGGAAGGGAACTGGTATGCTATCGATAGAATCGGTGAGTATAGTTGCTTGCTGTGTCATGGCGATCAGTTTAGAAGTTTCTCATCCTTCTACCCATTTCAAAAAAAGATATTTGGGTGGAAAGTTGGGGCTATCACAGAGGACTTTAAAGATGTTATGCTTGGACATTGGCATACACCAACCAAGATGACGTTCAATACGGTCCAATGTAGGATCTCAGGTAGTCCTGAGTCTACTAATGAATATGCTATTGAAACGCTAGCCTCAGTAGGCAGACCGTCGCAGCACTTACAGTTTGTGCATCCCGAAAAGGGTATTGTGACGGCTGAATATACATGTTGGCTAGATGACTAGGAGGATAATAATATGAGTTTATATAAAGATATTTTAGAGCGGGCCATTTGGACCGCAGCGCAGGCTTTTCTAGCCGTGTTCACTGTTGGCGATCTATCATCGGCTAAGGCTGCTGGTGTTGCTGCAATGGGTGCTGCTATTTCGGTTGTTAAGAGTATTGTTGCTAGCAAGATGGGCGATCCCTCTAACGCTTCTATGGTAAGTTGATGAATTCTTCACCACGCATCGGAGTGCATATAAAATGCCCTAACTGTGGTAATAAAGTTGCGGAAGGCACACGGTTTAAGAGTACGATTGAATTGTCGTGCTTTGCATGCTGGTGGAGACAGGAACCACAAATAGAGCAGTGGGAAAAAAGTAAAAAGAAAGTTTATGAGCGTATGTTAAATGAGCGACGTAGAAAAGTTAATTAGTAAAATTAATGCCCAAGTAAAGGGCTTCTACTTAGAGGACGATGTGATCGTTAAGGCTATGCGTTATCTTAAAAGAGATGGCAAAGTTTTATTCAAGCGTGTTGATACAGGCGAAGAATATCTTGACGAATACAAAGGCTCCGCTCTTTTTCGTAAGCGAATATTCATTATAGGAGAAGTGGCTAAAATGGTTGGTAGGACAGCAGGCACTATAAGGGACTATGAACGTTCTGGCCTGCTGCCTACCGCCAGCCGCTTCCGGTACAGCAATACAGACTACAGATATTATACTTATAATGATGTTAGAGAGATAGAGTCGTTTTTTAATTCTCAGAAAGTCGGCAGACCGCCGAAAAATCGTGTATACTCACGTAAGGAACTGAGCGAAAAACTCAGGAAAGCGAAGAAAGGTATATTATGAGCAACGAAGATAACCATGTTTGGGTGTCAATTGGCATTACTAAGAATTTAGGCAATTATGAGTCGATGCGTTTAGACGCTGGTGCTAAGCTGTCTGGCAATCCTAGCGATGAGAGTCTGTGGACGCAATTGTGGGAAACAGTCGATTCTCAGCTTGAGGCAAAACTGGCAGAAATTGATAAGGGAAATGCTGGATGAGGATAGTGCGTTCCAAGATTGGCAATTACGTGCTTTGTGTAGGAATCATCGGAGCCCTCATTGGTGGACTAGTGATGATAGTGCTGAAGTGGAAAGCGCCAAAGCCGTTTGCGTGGAATGCTCAGTAAGAGTGCCATGTATAATAAACGCTATCATGGATGTAGATCAAGACTTGACAAGTTTGCCGGCGATAGGTGTTTATGCTGGAATGTCAAGATTGGATATGTTGATGTGCGTTTGGGAAAGGGTAAGTGATGTCTCAGAATCAAACTGGTGCGGACCTGATAAAGTTATTGAGACAGTTGTCCAGCGAGAAGGGTAAGTTCTTCCTTCCAGACATAGGCAGAGAAGAGGCTATTGCTGATAGCTTGCTAGATGCTTATAGATTTGATGACCTGTCAGAGTGCGCTCAGGTATACGTAAATAAGGCTACTAGTCCTATTTTGATGTTTAGTTATGCGATGGAAGTTCCATCGATAATTCAGAAAGCGATTTCGGAAAGGGAGTCACGAGAAAAGTTTCGTTCGATTGTTGAGAAGACAAAAGAGAGAATGGATCAACGAAAGTGAATTATGAAGTTAAATTACTAAATGCAGTGTTAGATTCAGGTGACTATGTGTCATGTCAGAGCGAGAATGTAGGCCAAGTATTTTTAAACTATAAAGATATTTGGTCTTTTATTTCTGGCCACTACGACAAGCATAACAAGACACCCGCAAAGTCTGAGATCAAGTCACACTTTCCAGACTTTGAGTATCTGACCACGACTGAACCTCTGGCTTATTATATTGATCAGGCACGACAAGAGTCTATGTCTGCTCAGACAAGAGAATTAATTGTCAATACGCATGAGATGCTAAAGAACGGCGGTCCTAAGACCGCTTTAAACTTTTTGTTGTCGAATGCGAATAAGCTAGTTAAGGAAGTCACTAATCTAAAAGATACTGATCTGGTTGGTGAGTGGCAAGATAGAGTTGATGAGTTAAAGATTCTGTCTGAGAGTGAAAATCATGGTATCGTTGGTGTACCTAGTGGTATATCTGTCATTGATGCTGAGTTTGGTGGTTGGCAGGCAGGCGACTTTGTGATCCTGCTTGGGTGGACTGGTGTTGGTAAGAGTTTTGTCGCTCGTCTATTTGCTGTCAATGCTTGGCTTGCTGGTTATCGTCCTATGATTATTTCATTGGAAATGAATAAGCAGCAAGAAGCTCAGAGAATTGATACCTTGCTTAATAATGGTAGAGGCTTCTTTACTCATTCTGATCTTGTTAGGCCAGATGCGGAGATTGTAGACTCGTATAAGAAGTGGGCTGAGGATACGTTTACGGACATGCATCCTTTCTATTTGATCACTTCTGATGGGTTAGATGTGGCAGATCAGCATTTAGTTCAAGCCAAGATTGATCAGTATAGCCCGGATTTGGTTATCCTTGATTATCATGGTTTGTTTGATGATGCCAGTGGTGCTA